AGCATTAAAGTAATAATAGATACAACTGAAATTGAAATTGAGCATGTTTATGAGAAATATATCCAAATTCGTGATCGCATTGTTACTCAGTCTACTGATTCCGACTGTGTGTTTTTCTCAAACTACTTATCCAAAGATAGTAAACGATTCATTGATACTATTAACTTCGAGCCAGTTAAAGCAAACTAACCTTATTTTTGCTGAGCATAATATGCTGTTAAAAAAGGTTGACCTATTAGAAAGTCAAACTCAGCAATATAAGGAGCTTATAAAAAATTATGAGCATAGTGATTCTGTTCAATCGGAGCTTTTAGAATCAAATAAAATTTATTATCTTGGTAAGATAGCTTCTCTGAAAGAGAATATAGTAAAGGAAGTTAAAAAACGGAAAATTTATCAGCTTGGTATGTTTGGATCTATAGGTATAGCAATAATAACCTTGGTCCTCATTAAATGAAACATATTCGAATTGATAAAGATGTAGAAGGAGTAAAATACAAGTACCTTGATAGGTCTTGTAAGCAATGTAAGAGGTTTCCCTGTTTTGAAGGAATTGAGATATGTAAATCTGACTTTGCTAAATATGGTTGTAAGCAATATAAGTAATGACCACTATTCTTTCTGTATTAAGAGCAAAACTAGATGAAGGTCTAGGTTATACTACTTATGTTTTTGAGAATCTCGAAGAACATAAATGGGACACTAAGTATAAAATGGTTACAAGGTGCCCCAACTGGGATCATAGAGCTATTAATATAGGAGAAGAAGGGTTCTTAACTTATGACGACCATGAGGCAGGTAAAAGTCAGTGGTTTGATGGTAAAAATTTACAATTTTATCGTTATACAATGTCTCAATTCATGAAATTCATAGCTAAACCTAAAGAAGTTACTACAGATTTTATAATGTAAGTAGATCACCAAGTAAATAGATTATGATAATTTACAAAGTAAAATAAAAAATTTAATGGGAATTTTAGGTGATAAAATAACAGCAGCACAAGTAGCAAAGAGTAATAATATTGATACCTTCGTTTGGAAAGGTCCAAAAAAGGAAGTCAATGGAAAAATAGTGCAAGAGGAAGTATTACTAAAGGACGCTTCTGAAGTACAACTGAGAGAGTTCTATAAGCACTGTATGTCTATGCTGTTTAGTAAAGATAAAGAGAATCCTGGAAGATATACTCTTCTTTCCATTATTAAAGAACAGAGAGATAAATGTAATGCTGAGCTTTATATTAGATGGTTAGAGAATAAATATAAGAAGGATCAACCTAATCCAAGAAAAGAGTATCCTCGATATTTATATCAACAGGATATTAGAAATATTTTAACTAATAACCGTGAAGTCTTTGATAAAGACAAGCTTAATCAATATCCTATCGAGCAAATTACAAGCGGTGTTCCTACCGAGTTCCGTGATGTAACTATTGCTTTGGCTCAAGATGCATGTCTTGGAACACTTGGCGACTTTAATAAAAAGCATCTATCTCTTAACTTTATTACAAAGCTTGGACTGTGGTTTACTCCTGCAGAAATGAAGGATCTAACAGAAAAAGATGAAAATGATAAAACTAAGGACAGATTAGATGTAATTCGTGAGCGTCATGGATTAAAGCCTACTATTCGATTGTATATTAATCCGAAAGGATTAACTTATACAGAATTACGAGCTATGTTAAATTTGAAGAGTAAAAGTCGTAAATACTCTGATCTGACTACAGACCAGCTTGTAACTCTTAGAGATCGTGTTCTATTTTTCTTTGAGGAGGAAGTAGAAGAACACATTCATCAATGGGAGGAACGTAGAGCTCAGATCCTTAAGGTGGCAGAAGCTAAAGGTATTGATATAAATGCTTAGACACATACTAATAAGATGTGGGAAGGGGACAATCCTCTTCCCACTTTATATGCCATTGGAAACTCTCACATACATGATATGTTGGGTGATTGACAATGGCAGAACAATTGGAATTATTTAAACCGGTTGATAGAACAACTAGACAAGAAGAATGCAGAGTTAAATGGATAAAGAATAAATGTGTAGGAACATTAGTAGCTGCAACTGGTTTTGGTAAAACAAGAGTTGGCCTTAATTGTGCAGAAACTATTGTTAAGCACTACCCAAAGTTCAAATTACTAGTTGTAGTTCCTACAGATACATTACAAAAGCAATGGAAAAAATTACTAGATGAAAGAGGTCTAGGATTTAATTGTGATGTAATGGTCATCAACACTGCCGTTAAGGAGCAAAGACAATACCATATGATAATACTAGATGAAATTCATAGATATGCTTCTGATGTATTTTCTCTCATATTTAAAAATGTAGGTTATAAGTATATTCTAGGACTTACAGCTACATTTGAGAGATTAGATGGTAAAGAAGTATTATTATCTAAGTATTGCCCTGTAATAGATACTATTACGTTAGAAGATGCTTTAATGAGTGGATGGGTAGCTCCATATATAGAGTATGAAGTCCTTATTAAAGTAGATAATATAGAAGAATATGAGGAAATGAATCGTGAATTTACTGAACATTTTGAATTCTTTAATTACGATTTTGACCTTGCAATGAAAATGGTAGGTAAAGATGGATGGAAGCAAAGGCAAGAGTATAGAAATAAAATTGCTCCTCAAGATGCTTCTCCAGCAGTAAGAAAACAAATACTTACTAATATTACATACCATGCAATGGGCTTTATGAGAGTTATTCAGGCTAGAAAGAAGTTTATAAATGAACATCCTAAAAAGATTGAATTAGCTCGTAAAATCATAGAGGCTAGATTAGATAAGAAAATAGTAACCTTTTCCAAAAAAGTAGATGTTGCAGAGCAGATAGGATATGGCGAAGTGTACACAGGAAAAACTTCTAAAAAGAGAAGTGCCACCATATTAGAAGACTTTAATAATAGTCCAACAGGAGTTCTAAACTCTTGTGAAAAAATTAATGAAGGACTTGATGTAAAAGGATTATCTGTAGCAATAATACTTGGACTTGATTCTGCTAAGTTAAAAGCAGTTCAGAGAGTAGGAAGAGTAATAAGATATGAGCCAGGTAAGCAGGCAGAAATATTTAATCTTATTATTGACAACACTGTTGAAACCAAGTGGTTTTCGACTGCCCATCCCGATGGGAATTTTAAAGTCATCGACGAGCAAGGTCTTGATAAGGTCTTAAAAGGAGAAGATCCAGGAGAATATGTCAAACCAGCAGCTAAGTTTGTTTTCCGATTCTAATTGTAAGATTAGAATAGAATGGGATGAAGTAGGTTGGAGGTGGTATATAATGAAGCCTGGCTCCACTACACAATCTGGAGATGTATATCATAGTGCGGCAGATGCAGAACAAGATTTAATAACTTTTCTTAAGAATTATGAAGGGTTCAGAAATGGTTGAATTGCTCATATTAGAGCAGGTAGTATCTACATATCAAGATAAGAAATTTACAGATTTATATAATAAGACATATAATATGGAGAAGTTATTGAATAGATATCTTGAGCTTTCTAAGCTCTTTATGGCACCATATGTAAAGAATCCCGACTCGGAAGAGTAATCCCTCTTTTACAGTGAGAGATTAGACTTTATAAATGCTAATTCTTGAACTGTTTTGAACAAATACAATTTAAATATTGACGAGGAGATAGCAATGCTGGAGAAGTATCAGCTAACTCCTGATGAACTTTTTATAGTTAGATTAATCTTTATTACAAAAGAAGGTTATCCAGAGAATTATCTATTTAAGTTTTTTCAAATTGGAGATAATAAATCCAGTTTTAGAGGGAATTTGGAATCTTTACAAAATAAAGGAGTAATCCTTAAGTCTTATAAGATTCCAGCTAAAGGAGAGAAATTTGATCCTGCAGCTATTCCTTTTAATAAGAACTTTGAAAATGCAGTATATAGAAGTGCATTTGATATGGGACAAGAGCTTTATGAGGCCTATCCAATGTTTGCAACAATTCAAGGAGCAACTGTTTCTATAAGAGGAGTATCTAAAAAGTTTAATACACTCGAAGATGCTTTTCGTTATTATGGTAAACAGATACATTGGAATAATGAAACTCATAAACATATTCTTGAACTATTGGATTGGGCACAAAATAATACTACATTTATAAACTTCTCTCTTGCTACCTTCCTTATAGATAGGAAGTGGGAAGAAATAGAGGCTCTCAAAAATGGAGAACTTTCGGATATTAACTATAACTCTATGCGCTCCATATGATTACTGAATCAGTTCTGGAGCTTATTAAACGAGGTCGTGAAGGACATAACCAGGGTATATCGATTGGTATGCCTAAACTAGAGAGTATAATAGATGGACTTACTCGTTCTACTTATTATCTTCTATTTGGAGGTACTGGTAGTGGTAAGACTACTTTTGCTCTTTATTCTTTTATCTATAAACCATTAGTACAACATCTAGATGACGACAACTTTCGAGTAATTTATTATTCATTGGAGATGTCTGCTGATATGTTATTCTTAAAACTCCTGTGTATGCATATATGGGATGAATATCATATAGAGGTGTCCCCTAAGGAGTTAATGTCCCGTAAAAAGAACTATATTCTAGATGATGATCTTTATAAAATAGTACTAGAATGTCAACCTTGGCTTACTAAAATAGAACAGAAAATTACTGTCTATGATAGGGCATTAAATGCACAAGTTCTTTATGCTAATTTACATGCTGAACTTGAGAAGGAAGGTGAGTTTATAAATACTGATAAAAGAATATTATTTAAACCAAAGAATCCCGATAAAATCATTCTCGTTTGTATGGACCATATTGGCTTGGTACGTCCAGGACAAGGTTCTACTCTTAAGAACGAAATTGATTTATGTAGTAAGTATCTTCTCACATTTAGAAATATATGTGGAGTTAGTCCGCTTGTTCTAATGCAGATAAATAGAGATAGTACTTCTACTGATAGAAGAAAGCTAGATATGATTGACCTAAAACTTAGTGATATCAAAGATAGTGGTAATCCATCACAGGATGCTGAGGTTATATTAGGAATTCTTTCTCCACATAGAGAGCAGCTTAATAAATATAAGAAATATGATATTTCTCAGCTTGAAGATAAGTTTAGAAGTATTTCTGTACTTAAATCTAGATATGGTGAATCTGAAATTCAAATAGGTTCTACATTCTATGGTAAAGCTGGACTATTTAAAGAGTTGCCTAAAGGAGATCAAATTACCTGTTATGATCCTTATATGGACGTTAGTTATATGTTATCAGATGAAATAACTCAAAATGAAAGGATAGATGAAAACGTAGTTAATTTAAACTTTACAATGTAATAATGGCTGAAATGATAGCAATTGTTGGTGAAAGTGGTTCAGGAAAGACCACATCTATTAGAAATTTGAATCCAGAAGAAACATTTATTATATCTACCACAGGTAAGAGACCAGGAATTAAGGGTGCTAAAAAGAAGTATCCAGATTTCAAGGTTAATAAGGAAACAAAGGAAATGTCTGGTAATTTTTATACTTCTTCTAATATCGAGGCTATTAAGCAGATGATGAAGATAGTAAATTTGAAGATGCCTAATGTTAAAGTACTGGTTATTGATGATTTTCAGTATCTTCAAGCATTTGAGGCTATGGCTAGAGTAGATGAAAAAGGCTATGGAAAGTTTACTGATATGGCTAAACATGCATATGAGGCTTTAAAGACTGGTATGGATATGCGCGATGACTTGTTTATCGTAGTGTCTACTCATAGTGAAAATACCGGAGATAATCTTAATCCTTATTATAAAATTAAGACACAAGGAAAGATGTTGGATAGTGTTATTACACTTGAAGGTTTATTTACTTATGTATTATTTACTAAGGTAGTAAAAGATGATTCTGATTCGGTTCAATATAAGTTCTTAACGAACTCTGATGGAACCTGCACAGCTAAATCCCCAATGGGACTATTTGAAGATTTACTTATTGACAATGATTTAGATTATGTTATTAAGAAAATCAAAGAATATAACGAAGGAGAATGATTCAGCAATTCAAGGTATTGTTCACCTATGAACAAGACGATGAAACCGGAGAGGTTAAAGTACTAAACAGGGAGGTCATTAATGATGATCTTCCTAAAGCAAAGAAGACAAGCAGTTCTAAAAAGACTGCTAAGAAAGCAGATGAAAATCCAGAGCCTGAACTCATTCTCGAAGACAACAAGTATAGCCTTAACACTGCGGCTGTAGAGTTACTAGGTGTCGAAGCTGATGACAGAATAGACATTAAATTCGAGAAGAGAGACAAGGTAAGAGTTCCTGTAATAGGCTGTAATACAGCTTTTGGAACTCAAGGAGGTAATAGATTAACCAAATCCAATACAGTAAGTTATAGAGGTAAAAATCATGACTTGCTTGAAGAGTATGGAACTGTATTCTCATTTAAAGAGACAGATAAGGAAGGAATCTTCGAATTAGTAGGAGATCAACCTATTCCAGAACAGAAAGAAGATGAAAATGTCAAAATTGTAGATGAAGAGGTAGAGGAAATCGGACGTCCAGAAGACCTAGTAGGTATTACGGAAGGAGATGCTACTGAAATAAATGCAGATGATATTGATTTCAATTTCTAAAATGGTTTAATTTATGGCAGGATTTGTTTTTGGTCCAATTGATAAAGTACAAGCAACAGCTGGTGGTAATCGTCGTCTTCGTCCTTGGGATATTTATGAAGTAAAGTTTGTAGAAGCTAAGTATGAGACATTTGAGGGTAAGAAAGAAGATAACAAAGGTCAGATTTATGAGGCACTAACCGTACGTTTTGAGAACGAAGATGGTTATTATGAGGAGAGAATCTTCAATCCTGGTGAAAAAGGTAATGAGAGATTCAAGAATAAGAATGCTGAGGGTCATGAATATGAGTCTGCATCTCCAATGGAGAAGCTTCGTATTTTCATTGCTCAGATGCTAACTGTTCTCGCTCCTGAGAAGATGCCTAAGATGGTTGAATTAGCTCCGAAAATTACAAGCTTCAAGCAGTTAGTAGAGGTATTTGCTAAATTGCTGGAAGGGGCTAAGGGTAAGACCACTCATCTGAAACTAGCTGGTAAGACCGATTCTAAGACCAATAGAATTGTTCCTTGTCTTCCTAAGTTCGCAGGTGTCAGCAAGCAGGGAGAACTATTCACCGCTGATAACTTCATTGGTGATAAGTTGTTCTTCTCTCCT